CCTCGTCCATCGTGCGGATCGGGTCACCAAGGTCGATGTCCCGGTAGAACCCCGCATACTGAAGCTTACGCAGCTCGTTCTTGGTCTTACGCATGCGGTGCGTAACACGGTCGGTCGTCTCAAGGTTCGGAGCGCCGTAGGGGACGATGATGTCCTCAGCCGGGATAAAGACCGCAGTCTGACGGTTGAGAGCTGGGTCGAAGTACATCTTCTTGAAGGCGTTGCCCGCCAAGGCAAGCGAGAGGAGCAGGCGCTCATGCTCCGGGCGGTACTCCTTCATGACCTCGGTCAGCTGGTAATTCATGTCATCCGCCACGCGGATGGCGGCGTCCTTCTTCTCCGGGGTCTCCTTACCTACGATCTTGGTCTTGACCGGCCCTGCCGCAGGGAAGGTCTCCATGATGGTCTCAGACTGGAACTTGACCGCCGACTCCATCAGAAGGGGGTGGAACACGCCACACGCACCCGGCCACGGCTCCGTACGCTCCTCGTACCGGATGCCAAGGATCTTTAGGCCCTTAATATATGTGTCGAGCCAGTCCTTGCGGCTGGAGAGGTCCTGCTCAAAGTTCCCAATAAGATCGCCCGCAAGACTCTGCAGGTCGTTCTCGCTCATGTAGTCGGCAAGGTTTGCATCGAACTGCTCAGCGCGGGGCTCTTCTTTCATGAGCTCGATGACGGCACCGTCGATGCCAATAGTCACTGCCTCCGGGTCCACAATCTCAATCTGCAGGTCGGGCTCAGAGGACAGGGCGTCAAGCCCCATCGGCGCTTCGTACAGTGCTTTATCAATGGCCATCTAAAATCTCCTAGTAATACGCTTCGCGTCTGTGGCTCTTGAACCACTTGGTCGGCTCGGGCTCATCTGTCGGCAGGCGTATGAACCCGCCCTGCCTGAACCTCAAGAGTGCCAAAGTCGTCGCGTCCACCAAGTCATCATGTGTGCCGGATGGGAAGTCGTTGCACTCCTCGACCACCTCCCAAGCCCAGCGCCTGTCTGGTACCCAGACTATACCTGAAGAAAAAAGGTCAGATACGGCGTTTACTCTGCTTATCTTGTCCTGACCCTTGCCCGGCGTGAACTCGCTGAGGGGCACCCCCATCCGGCGCATCTCCTGATAGAGCGCCGCACCGTTCGATTTCTTCTCGACGATGAAGGTGTCGGGCTGCCAATCCTTGTACTCCTCCAGCACCAACTGTTTTAGCTCCGGGAACTCCAACCGCTGCTTGATGGAGTTCAGCAGGATGATGTTGTAGTTTTTAGTCTCTTCGTTGAAAAACACGCCCCAAGTCAACAAGGCGTTGAAGTCCGACCGGTTGGTCTTTTCTTGGGCAGCGTCGAGCGACAGGATGATGTGCTCACAATGGGGCGGGTCCTCTTTCTCCCAGACCTGCCACCACTCGCGCTTGATGAGGGCACCTTCCTCCGATGTCGGCTGCTGCATGTACTGGGCCTGCCAGTACCGCACGTCCATCGAGGCTTTCTTGCCCATCAACTCGTCAATGCCCCAGAACTCAGGCCAGAGCGGCTTGTCGTTCAGGATCGCCGGGAACTCAACCACTTCCCACTGATCAGTACCCTCTTCGCGGGTCATGTGATCCACGATCTTGCCGGTGAGGTCGGATTTACTCCAACGAGTCATCACCACGATGATCGAGCCGCCCGGCATCAGTCGCTGGACTGGACCGGACTGAAACCACTCCCATGCTGGCTCAAATACGTCCGCACGACCCTGCTTAGCATCCTGTTCTGAGTGGGGATCATCAATAATGAACAGATCAGCGCCTCGACCAGCAAGGGCACCACCAACGCCAATAGCAAAGTACTCACCGTTAAAATTAGTACCCCATCGAGAAGCAGACTTACTGTCCGCTTGAAGCTCAACCTGCGGGAAAATGTCACGGTAAGACTCCGAACCGACCAAGTTACGCACCCGACGGCCAAAGTTCACCGCCAAATCGGCAGTGTGAGACGCCATGATGACCTTTTTCTGCGGGTTTTTGCCTAGGAACCAAGCAGGTGCTAGGTACGAGATCATCTCCGACTTGCCGTGACGCGGGGCGATGTTGACGATGACTCTCTTCTTCCTGCCTGCCTCTATGTCCTCGAATATCTTGGCCAGTTTGTGATGATGCGGACCCACTTTGTAGCCCGGATACACGTGCTGGATGAAGTCAAGGAACGAGTCCTTGCCCAATTTCTGCGTGATTTGGGTCTGATACTGCTTCAAGAGCTCCGCAACACGCCGTTTTTCCTTCTCCGGCATCGTCGGCAGGGCGCTTTTCAGCTTTTCGAGGTTTTCAGGCGTCAGTTGCAGCACTTTTCTCGCCTACAACCCGGTACTCAATGCCATCAAGCACCGACATGAGCTCCTTCTCGACCTCCTCGATGGGCTTTATCTGCACGGTCATCTCAGTACGCCGCTTAAACGCATCAACTCCGTCTACTTCGCCGAGCTTTGTGAGCGCTGCAATGCGCTCTTTGCCGCTAGTGGCGTGCTCTACTTCATATACGAGCTTGTTTATGACGTAATTTTTGAGCTCTGACAGCTCATCGACAAGCGAGCAGTTGCTCTGCTGTATAAGCCCAGCCAAATACGCCATCGTTTCATTGGGGTACTTGCTGAATTCAATGCGCTTCTTGGGATCGTCCATCATCTGACGAGCAAGCTCTTTGGCTTCGTCTACGTTTTCCTGCGATGGGACGAGGGGCTTACCCGTCAAGTCTGATATCAGCTTGATGGTTCGCGCACGCATCTCTATTTCTTGTTCACGAGACAGATCAGGCAGCGCCTCAGCCGCATTAGTTGGTAGCGGCACGGCTTCGTCGATCAGGGGGACAAGTATCGGTGCATCCATATTTTACGCAATATATAGGAAAACTTGGCATGGTACCAAATTTGGTACCGGGGGGTGTTTATATATACAGGGGGTGGGGGTCAAGTTGGCAAAAAACGGACGTTGTTTGTGCAGATCTAAATGTATAGGAGTGATGACGGTGGTCGATCTATTACGCGGGGTGTACGGGTACGGTGGGGTCTTGATACGCCAATTTTCACGATTCGATTTGGGTTTGCGCCAGTCGCCACGAAATTACGGGATGGGGTCAAGTGCTTGCGTTGCGCCGCGCAGCGCGGCCTTGCCAGTTGATATTATCAGACAACCTGTGCTATAATAGCATCGTCGGTTGGGGTTCTAACTGACACGCTGCCGCGACGGTCTCGCGGTCACTCCTGACAGTGTCAGGATTCAATGGAGTACATACTATGTCGAAGTTCAATCTGTCCGCTGCTGTTCAGACCAAGTTGGATGCGGTCGCCTCTGCTGCTGCGGATGCGTTCGTCGCTGATAAGGTTACTTGGGAGCCAGTCGCGGTCTTGTTTGGTGAGGCTGTCGAAGAAGCCGATATCCCCACGATTAAGGACGCCGAAGGTAAAATAGTCGGGGCTGATTGGGAATCGGAAGGCGGCAAGGCTGTAGTCGCCTATATCTCGCCTAAAATCCTCACGGCGTTATCGAAAAATAAGTACTACGATGTCGCGGTTCACCGTGTCGGTTCGGGTGACGAGTACCTGCCGGTCGATGAGGCGCATCCGGCAAACTACACCATTACGGGCGCGTTTGCGGTAACTGCTGATTTGAACGATTTGGCCTCGGTTAAGGAACGGCCAAACGGCATGAAGGCATGGTTGCGAGGTGGCGTTATTGGTGAGCGGCCTGACGGTGACGCGAAAGGGCTGCGCGATAAGATAAACAATAACAAGGATCAAGTCGTGCGGCGTCTCCGAAACAAGGAAAATGAGCGGCGTCAGGCTCCGACTAAAAAGGATTTCGTCGATAAGTTGCTCGGTCTGTACAAGGTACTCAAGGGGTCGCGTGACCGATACGAGACCGACGGCAACGAGGTTCTTTCGGATGCCGAGTTTAAAGCCGAGTGCGACCGGTTCGCTGACAAGGTGCTGAAGCGGGCTTCCCGCAAGGCGAAGTAACTAACGAGGGGGGCGGCGTGAGCCGCTCCCCTTTCTCACGCCCCATCAGGCTCCGGCTTGGTGGGGCTTTTTTGTGCCCGGTCGCCACGCGAGACCAGTTCTAACGAAGCCAGTTCTATTGAGACCAGTTCTAACGAAGCCAGTTCTACGGAGACCAGTTCCTACGCCAAGGGGCGAGGCGTAAGGCCAAGGCCAATGGTCAAGGCCAAGGCTAATGGCTGAAGCATTGTTTATACCATGCTGACACTGCTCGAAAACAACCCTCACAATCCCTCCTGACATTGTCAGGACAATGTTTATACCATACGAGTACTGACAGGGCCCTAAGCAATTACGGCGTGAGAATCGGTTTGCTTAAAGTATGAATTCTTTGAAGTTTGGGACTTTTCGAGGCCGAAACTTATATTATAGCGGTTGTAATAAAGAACAAAACCTCGTTTTTTGGCCTATTTGTACTCACACATAACTGAACACCGTACAAACTAAGTCTTTGAATGTAAAAGCGAAATTGGCATTTTGTACGCTTGTACGCTTGTACGGTCACTTTGGGCGAAAACCCCTGCATTTGACAAGTTTCGCAAGTGCAAAAAATTTCCGCAAAAATTAGATTTTACCCGCCGCCCTCTATATTCCCAAAATCACGGAACAAGCGAACATTTACTACTTCTTCTTCTTCTTCTTAAATATATTATATATAAAAATCAATAACTTACATATTCTAAAGTTCAACCAAACTGACCTTATCCTGTTCTATTTAACAACTTCAAAATACCGTACAAACGGAACAAGATATTACCACTTTCCACTTTACCCCATTACATTCAAGCACTTAGCGTGTACGGTGCTGAAAAACCGCACATTTCCTGACATTGTCAGGACATTGTTTATACCACGCTAAAACTCTTCCCATACTCAACTAAAACTTCGCTACCCCCAAGCAAATTATTTTGCTTCCTGCCTTGACATGAGAGTTCAGTTAGGTTATAATATAGTCTATAGTGGAAGAAGCGCGAAGCAAGACCAAAGCCGACCAACCCAACCTAGCCCAACCAACCTAACCAACCAATCCTGACATTGTCAGGACACACAGCGAGGAGGCGATATGAGTTGTTTCTGTAGAGTTTGCGTTACCCACGGCATGTTCACCCCAGTCGAGCCACGCAGACACAAGGCGGGATTTGATACCTGCCTACCCTGCGGGGAGCGCGAGGCACGACAGGTCAAGCACACGATAGTGCCGATGCACAAGTCGAACTACATGGTCGTGTCGGATAAGACACTACTTGCCCAAATCACCCGCCCCGGTCGGGGCAGCAGTCACTAGGAGGACAAGGCATGAGCATGAAACGGGGTTTCCTGAGCGAGAAGGAGTTGCTTGAGTTCGTAGGTGAGCGATGCGAAGAGCAAGTCGCAGGGTGTCCGATATGCAAAGCATGGGCGAGGCACGACCTGATTAACCACATGAGGTTTGAGGACGAGAACAAACGAATCGAGGAGTACAAGGCATGAGCAAGACAAGAGACGAGGAATGGTTCCACGACGATCAGGCTCGCTGGTGGGACGACCAGAAGCGTGACGAGGACGAGTTACGGCAGATGCGCGAGGAGCAGATACGCGACGAGATAGAGACCGAGGTGGTCAAGGCGTTCGCGGAGGAGTTCCTGCCCACTTACGAGGACAAACTTAAACGGATAGCCGCTGCCGTGTACAAGCAAGGGTTCATGCACGGGTTCGCGGCTGCACTACTGGGTGCAGGTGCGTTCATTTTTATTCGCTAGCCTGTTGACATGAGAGTTCAGTTAAGTTATAATATAGGTGTAGAGTCGAGTAACGCCTGATGGCGGACAAACATACCAACCACTCCTGACATTGTCAGGACAACTACTAGGAGAACTATGTCATGGAAATCTTGAAGAAACCCGAACACATCACATCGTTGGCGACGAGCGGCATCTTGCTACGCGCCAAGGTCAAGGTCTGGACTGCGACCAAGCAGGATAGAGATATCAGCGACGAGGTGACATCCAACAAGAAGGCCGCACGCAACGCGGGGCGGTACACCAAGCAACTCTTTGCTGATGTGCAGGAACTGCGCGTACTCCTGAACGACCGACAGACTTGGTACAACTTTATACAGCGCGTGACTTACCCATGGGACGGTGAGTGGGGCTACCTGCCGACATCGCGCATCCCGCAGGTCATGGCCGAGATTAACCAACGCAAGGCTAAGTCGATGGAGTTACTGGAGAACTTCATCAACGCCATGCCCGCAGCGGTATCCAACGAGGCGTTCGTGCAGGGTGACATGTTTAACCGAGACGATTACCCGACTCCTGACGAAGTCAGGAGCAAGTTTCGCATCATCGTGCAGACCATGAACATCCCCGAGGGTGACTACCGAGTGACCATCGCTGATGACCTTGCTCAAGACCTAAAGCGCAACTTTGAGGCGCAGACACGCGACATCATCAAGGACATCCACGCCAAGCAGAACGACCAATTGGTCAAGGTATTGCAGTCGTTCTCACACTGCTGTGATAGCGAGACCATCATGGAGGATGGCGAGGTCAAGGTCAAGCGCAGGAAGATGTACGAGTCAACCTTGACCGATGCATTGGAACTTTGCGACACATTCGCTGACTTCAATCTTACTGACGACCCGCGTCTGAAGGAGGCACGGCGTGACCTGTTGCGTGTACTGGACGGAGTGACCATCGACCAACTGCGTAACAACGATACCAAGCGCATCGTGGTCAAGGAAGGCGTGGACGACATCCTCGCCAAGTTTGGACTGTAATTTTAATCTAGGAGATTTATGCCATGGCTACTAACACGATTGATTTCAACAACCCCATCACCCTTGCTCAGGCTCGTGTGGCTATCCGCACATTGGGTACCACCAATACAGCCATCATCAAAGGCGAACCGGGGTGCGGCAAGTCAACGCTCTTGAAGATGCTCAAGGAGGACATGGGCGACGGGTACGACTACATCTATGTGGACTGCCCAGTCAAGGACATTGGCGACACAGTTATGAGTGTTCCTGACAATGACAGGACTCGACTGACTCAGGTTGTATCTGACTTGTTCATGCTCGACAGCCCGAAGCCGAAGGTCATCATGCTCGACGAGTTCATGAAGACACCGAAACTTCTACAGACCATGTGGACTCGACTGATGCTTGAACGGACGGTGGGTGACCATGTGCTGCCCGAGGGTTCGATTGTCTTTGCGACAAGCAACAATGCGTCGGACGGTGTAGGCGACAGCATGCTGGCACACGCAGGCAATCGTGTGACCATCTATAACTTGCGTAAGTCTAACGCAGCCGAGTGGAACGCTTGGGCGACGGACAACGACATCGCTCCCGAGATTCGTGCTTGCGTGGCTATGAACCCGCGCATGATGGCGAGTTACTTGGACGGTGGGCAGGACGACAACCCGTTGATATTCAACCCCACCAGAAAATCCCTGTCGTTCGTTACCGGTCGGTCGCTTGCCAAGTGTGACCCCATCGTGCGTAACAGACATGTGTTGGGTGATGTACTGACCAAGGCATCGCTTGCAGGGACTATCGGCGCAGCCGCAGCCGAGTTGATGAGTGCGTTTTTGTCGCTCGCTAACGAGTTGGTATCGGTCAAGGATGTTATCGCTGACCCTGACAATGTCAGGATGCCTGAGAAACCCGCCGCGCTGTTCATGATGATGTTCAATGCAATCGACACCATCGAGACGCAGGACGAGTTGGCATCGTTCATGAAGTTCTTGAACCGCATCAAGTCTAGCGAGGTTCAGTCTGTGTTCTTCACGATGGCGATGCAGTCCAAGCGCGTCGGCAAGTTGGCAGTGAGGAACGAGCAGATTAAAGACTGGGCGAAGAACAACTACGAGTTGCTTATCTAATCATCATCTAGGAGGCATGTCATGAACGCAGCAGTACAAACCATGGACGCTGAGTTGAAGTTGAAGAAGGCGCACATCCGATTGATGCGTCACCCTGAGACTTGTCTTTACTCAGGCATCATCCTGCTAGGCGATACGCAGGTGGTGGACGAGGACGACGAGGTACCAACGGCGTGTACCGATGGTATCAATACATACTACGGTCGAGGGTTCTTGAACGGGCTGACCGTCGAGGAGACGGCAGCATTGGTGCTGCATGAGAACCTGCACAAGTTGCTCAAGCACATCGCACGGCACAAGGACTTGAACGAGAAAGACCCGATGCTTGCGAATGTGGCGATGGACTTTGTGGTCAACGACATCATCATGAATCTCAAGGACAAGACGCTGTGTACCTTGCCGCATGGTGGTCTGTATGACCCGATGTTTCACGACTGGTCGGTGCGTCAAGTGTTCGACTACCTGTGGAAGGAGAAAGAGCAGAACCGTGGAGGCGGCAGCGGCGGTGCTACGCAGAACAACGGTAAGCCTAACGGACCACAGAAGCGCGGCGAACCGCTGGACAAGCATGACTACAAGGGCAAGCAGGGGAAGGACGGCAAGGGTGGTGGTGAGTTGACACCCGAGCAGCAGCGCGAGTTGGAGCGCAAGATTAACGAGAGCTTGCAGCAGGGTGGCATCCTTGCGGGGAAGTTTGGCGTGGACATCCCCCGCACCATCAAGCAGGAGATGGAGCCGGAGATTGCGTGGGAGGATGTACTCGATGACTTCTGGTCGGGGATTATGCGGGGCATGGACGAGTTCACATGGTCGAGACTCAACCGTCGCCGTCTGGCAGATGGCTTGTACTTGCCATCGTCTTACTCCGAAACGGTAGGTCAGATGGTGTTCGCCATCGACACATCAGGCAGCATCGACAACGCAGCGATTAGCCGCGTCGCAGCCCGTATCAGCAACCTGTGTGAGTTGTACCCGCCAGAGTCGGTCATCGTGCTGTGGTGGGACACTAGGGTTCACGCCGAGCAGCGGTTCGAGAGTACTGATTACAACAACATCGCAAAGTTGTTGAAGCCGGTCGGCGGAGGCGGCACGCGAGTCAGTTGTGTGAGTGAGTACATGAACAAGCAAAACATCAACCCTGACGGTGTGATTGTCTTCACCGATGGGCATGTCGAGCATGATGTCAAGTGGGAGGTGCCGTGTCCGACGCTGTGGTTGGTCACGAGCAGCAAGGCTTTCAACCCGCCCCATGGGCGCAAAGTGATGGTTAAGCAATAACTAGGAGGTATATGTCATGGCTAAGAAGATTAAAGAACAAGTCGATTTGAGCGATATGTTTTACGACGGCGTACATGATGATGCGTCAAAGGCAAAAGTGATGCGCTCTCCGTTGTGGCCTTTGGCTGTAGCGGTGTATGCGTACTTCAAACCGTTGCGGCTTGGCCCCGTCTGTCATTCGGGTAATGAGGGGGAGTTGTTTCATTTCCTGACAGAGTCAGGACTGCCCGTGGTGTGTTTGAACCGGGGGACTGACGGCGATATAAGAGTCATGACCGCTGACCGAGGCGTTCATGGATGGGCGGTTGACAAGACGCTGCCGTACACGAGTGTGCTTAAATCCAACAACATCCGATATGTCATAGCCAAGTTGAAGCCTAACGCACACCACGATGTCAAGGATTGCCTCCATCGCGCCATCGAAAAAGCGAGGGTGGCGATGTCCGAGTTTATGTCTAAGGCGTTGGATGATGTGGTAGATAACTTGGCTAACAGTCGCATGAGCAAGCCGCAGGTAGAGATGCCTAGTCATTTACCCGCTGTTCTTATGAGGATTGTCATAGAGGGCAAGTCCAAGGACAGTATTGCCCCGAGTCAATTACGCGAATTGACTACTGCTTATTCTGATTACATGGCAATGAACGACAGGTTTGAAGCAGCAGTCAACCGTGGTGCGGACATGTTCAACGGCGACAAGTGGGTGGCTATGAATCGTGTACTTGGTGGTGTCATCGTCGGCGCTGTGTCAAGTAAGCCATTGCTTGCGGCGTACGACATCTACAAAGAGAAGGGGGGCTTCCCTTCCTCTAGTTCCCACAACTACATCGAGCCGGTTGTGCCGTTCAAGTGGTACAAGAACATCGAGTCGATGCCGCAGGACATCCGTTCGGAGTTTGAGTTATCCGCTGTAATGCTGAGAGCGCATACGAACTCTACAGGCATACTGCCCGACATCAGGGAGAATAACGGGAACATGGTGGTGTGGGAGCCTGTCGAGGCGTTCGGCTTCTCCTCATGGGCTACCAATTCAGCCGACTTCATAATGTTCAACAAGTAAGGAGGACAAGACATGAACGAGATGGACGATAAAAAATATTGGTATGCGCGTGGCTATTACGACGGTCGTACCGTAGGCGTGGAAGACAGCCTAGGGGAACTTGATGGTGACAAAGACGCGGCGAGTCGTCTGGCCTACAAACGAGGTTATGACCAAGGCGTGTTCGATTACTGCGAAATGGACATTGAGGAGGACAAGGCATGAACGAACAAGAACGGCTCAACCGCATCGCTATCGCTTTGCGTGCGGCGTATGAGTTAGTCGAAGAGGGCAGCGAGGCGCATGGCTACATTGCTGAGGCGTTGGCCTACGC